TGTGAACATATATTTTAGTTAATCCACCGACTATCCAATAGTTAGCACCGGCTACTTCTAAGTTTGTTATGTAATAAGGGTCTATAGGACAAGACGCCATAACCTCCAGATAGCCCGGAGATTTCTGTATCGCGCCGTGTTCTGATCTTACATTATTTCCTTCAGACCAGACATTAGGCGGAAGTTCCCAAGGATTGATGTCCTTGACGATACCCATCTCCCCTACATTGTTTACTGGAATTAGAGCCATTACAAAACAACAGGATGCCAAGACTGCGTAGATTCATTCCAACTATACATATTTCCATCATCTGGTTCGGGAACAGGTGCTTCCCATTGGCACGTAGTTTCATCCAACAACCAAGAGGGAAATTGTGGTAGCGGAATAAATGCGTCTAGTGTTGGATTGTAACTGTATCCTATACCAGCATAATTCTTACGGAGTGCTGTGCCTCCGTCTGGTGTATTTGAATTTTCAGTATAGTGAACACCTCCTCTAGTGTTATAGGAGGTTTGCTTCCATGAATTAGTGCTAGAAAAAAGTTCCTTGCACCAATTCTCCCCATCTGCTTCATATAAATTATTAACAACAACTACTTGAAGCACACTATTATTTTCATCTAATTTTGCAAAATGTGCCATTATCCTGTATAACTCCCACTAGCGTTGTATATTAAAAGTGTGTAAGCTGCGAAAGAACTTGTGTCTACAGTTGGAGAACCTGTTGTTGTGCCGGAATACTTTCCGTCAGGTATCTTGAGAATTACTACACCACTCCCTCCAGCGCCCGATGATCCAAAATAAGTACCACCTCCGCCACCGCCTGTATTAGCCGTTCCTGCGCCACCATCACCGGCATAGCCGCCACCAGCGCCGCCTCCGCCTGTACCTCCTGATCCGCCACTACCGTAACCACCACCGCCGCCGCCTCCAGCGAAGAAACCAGATACACCATAAGAGCTAAAGTCTGAAATCTCTTTTCCTGCACCACCAGTACCACCATCATTTCCTGATCCGATGATGCCGAGCCCCCCAGCACCGCCGCCAGAACCACCTCTCTGGTTTCCGGGGCCACCGGGAGTACCACCCTGACTACCATCATAACCAAAACCGTATGTGCCGCTATCTCCAGATTGAGTCGTTTGTATTTCACTACCTCCGCCACCACTATGCCAGCCACCGCCACCACCTGATCCGCCATCTTTACCGGCCCGGGCTGCACCACCACCATTCGTTTCGCCTCCACCGCCGCCTTTAGCTGTTAAGGTATGAAAAACAGAATCGACTCCTGTTCCACCAGCCTGATAGTTGGATGTTGCGTTTGTTCCGCCACCCCCAATTGTAACGGTCATAGCGGCATCAAGTTCAACAGAATGTCCAGTTTTATAAACTAGACCACCACCTGCGCCAGAGCCACCGGCCCCTCCATCTCCGTGATGAGCGCCGCCGCCTCCACCAGCCACAACTAAGACGTCAATATCGTAATCGGTGGAAGAGCCAGAAACTCCAAATATGGCTGCTTTATTTGCTCCTAATGGCATAATATTACCCCTATGGTGCGGCCATCGCTATACCAGCCGCAAATCCGTACCAATTAGTTCCACCATTGAAGGTGGTAAATGTTAAAATGTCAGTTCCGCTGGACGTTAAGGTGGGAGCGGTTCCCGCTGCCCACTGAACGGCATTACCACCACCGCCGTGTGCGCCAGATAACCAAGTTACAGTAGCCAAACCACCGTTAGTTACAATCATCGTCAATGAATTAGAATGTGATGCCAGTGCATTAGTGATGCCGAAGTTAAACGTATTAGCCGTCATTGTTACAGACTGAACATTCCCGTCTTCAAGATCAGCATTTGTTCCAGCCGTAATACTTCCTATAGCGTTTACAGTTTCCGCATAATCTTTCATCTGCGGTCTTATAGCTAACTCATCTTGATAGTTAATATAACCACCAAGAACCATATCCGCTGCTGTATCAATCGCTATTGCCGTTGTACTTCCATGCGCCGCACCAACACCAATCTCTAACTTGTCTGTACCGTCATCAATACCCACTCTAAAATCAGCGCCAGCGCCATCAAAAGTCAGATAAGTATCGACTTCTGCACCGTCGCCTATGGTAACAGTGTCATCAGTTATACTTAATATCTCATTTGTTCCAACGGTAGAGCCTTCGCCAATAACAAGTTTATCGGCAGTGTCATCTAGTGCTATATGAAAGTCTTTAGCATTTCCATCAAACACAATTGCTGTATCAACCTCAGCGCCATCTCCAATTGTAACAGTATCATCTGTAATGGTAAGAATACTGTTCGTCCCCACTGTTGAACCTTCACCAATAACAAGTTTATCTGCGGTGTCATCTAATGCAATATAAAAATCTTTAGCATTACCATCATAAACTAAGGATGCGTCTTCTTCTCCCCCATCACCAATTGTAATAGTGGGAGTAGTTCCGCCAACAATTATATCACCATCATCAGAGATAGTAGTTGAACTGTTTTGTAATGTCTTCCCGCCCGTTCCGTTAAACCTTGCAATAGCATTATCTGTCGCACTGGCGGGGCCAGAGGCATCACCAACTGCCGTGATCCCATCTAATAGATTAAGTTCCGCTGCTGTAGTTGTAACTGCTGCGGCTCCTAGTGTGGTGAATTGCTTTTGCAACACATCTTTAATTAACTGAAGATGATCGTCGCCCTGCGAAACAGGATCACTAGAAGTAGGATTAGTCGGCACTAATTGACTAATATATGTTGCTGTTTCTAAGCCCATGATTTTACTCCCTTTTAATAATATCCGCCAGTGTTCATAACTCTCATGGCAGAACCAGAATGGCGGTCTTTATTGTCCTGCTCTTGTAAATTAGTAACTGCTTCCTTGTAAGCCATAGACCACAATTGAACCCTTTCATCGTTCATCAAGAATGGCTCCGCTTCTAGTAATGCCCCATACAAATATATATCTGGATTGTCTGTAAGCATAGCCTCTGTGGTATTAGCAGGGGTAAGAGCAGCAATCTTTTTATAGAACATCATAGAATAAGTATAGGCACTATCAGGCTTTGGCCCTAACTTAACGGATGGCACTGGCGTTCCAGAACTATTATTGGAGAATATAGTGTAAGACTGCGGTACGCCACTTTGACTACCAGCCCACATCCTGTTCATATTTTCTGGCGTTATATAGGATAATGTTCTTATTGGGTTTGTGGTCAGCGTAAAGTCCAGCATCTGAAGGTAACCAGCGGGTAAGGCGTAATCCCTTGTACCGGCCACTAATGCGGCAGCACCACCTAGAGTGGTAGTGTCTACATTAACCATTAGTTGAAGGCGCAGAACCCTATTCATTCTGGCCTCTGTCAAATCAATAAATTCAGTTATTCTGTCTGTCAGGTCACCCCTGTCAAGCCAATTTGACACGGCTGTCTGGAGTTCCGCGTAAGTCCCTATACTCATCTAGTCATCTCCGTAACATATACCGTTCCAGCGGAAGACACTTGCATAGCAGATACCTTCTGTCCGGTGACAATTCTCCAATAAGTGGGCCAATCTTTTTCTTGGTATCCCTCACCAACTGGAGCATACTGCTTCCAAGTATTCGTTTGTTCAGCCCACGTTCCCGTAACCTCACTCCACTCTACTAACTCAACTTCCCCACCAAAGGCTATAAACGCATCCTCTGTTGCATTTACCATGATAACATCTATGCCAGCGCCTACTCCCTCCGCCATCTCTGACGATACAGCAGATGTAGTTATAGATTGCGTTTTATTCGCAAGCCTATAAAGGCCGGGGTCTTGTATTCTTGTTAACACTATCTTGTGAGTTCTGTTACGTAAACCACTGAATCACTACTACCAGCCCTCAATCCTGAAACGCGGTCACCGGGGCTAACACGAATATAATGAGGCCAATCTTTTATAAAATAACCACATGAACCAGCAGTAGCCGCACCGCCATCTTTATCAATTTTAATAAATACAGGCTCACTGGCATTGATTATAATAGCGTAGCACTGTGAGGAGACAGCATCACCCAGCGTTACTGAAGTTGACAGTGCTGTAAACGTATAGTTAAAATTATTTAATCTGTATAAATCCATCTTTATTTCCTCTACAGTTTTGTGGGGGCTGTCTTAAAGTATTTGTTATCTGGATCGTTTAGATACTTAGCCAGCAGTTTTGGGTCTTTATCTATCGCCCCGTTAGTTTCATTCTTCCATTGTTCATATACATTAAAAGGTATGGAAGCAACCTTATGCCAGTCACCTCTTTTCCCAAGAGACAAATGATCTCCATAGGCATTATACTCAATCTTATTCTGATCTAAGATTGGTTCAGCATCCTGATGAGTTGTTACAGAGATTGTGTTGTCGGGTTCATCAATCCATTCTGTATGCCTGTAAGGCATCACATCTAGTAGTTTTCTGTTAGCCAACTAAAAATCCTCTACCACCTATTTTCTGACCGGGTTTACCCGCAAAATCAGAAAGGTGTTCTTTCGTTGTTTTTGGTGTAACTTCTTTTTGTTTAGGAATTTTAGGTGTTATAGCACCCAAATCACTTCCTAAACTAGATTTCTTTCTCTGAACCATAATGTGAATACCCACTTTTCTCCTTCGTGTGGCGGCATACCCTGATGAAGGGATAAATCATGCGGCTGCATATCCTTATCCACATTCTCAAACAAGAGCAACCTGCCGCCAATAGAACCAAATATCATGTTCAATTTTGGGAAGGCTGTTCCTCCGCCCACAGCATTGTTTAAGTAAACTATACCCGTTAATATTCTCTGACCACCATTCTCAAGATACTCCTCACCAAGTGTATCATAATGAGGCTTGTATTCTTGATCATTAGTGTACCTTAGAACATTCATAGGCTCCGCCCTTTCCAAAGGAATGCCTGCTATATCAGATACTCTAGCACATACTTCAGGAAAATCACTATGGGGAAAAAATCCACCCGTAGACGTCCTGATGTTATCTTCTTCATGGCCGCCTTCTAAAGCGACAGTGCTTTTCTCTAGCCTATCTTTAGTATGATCTATAATCGCTTCACATTCTTCTGGAGAAGCGATCCCATCTACAACAACGATGGTTGGGGTTGCATATGCAAACATATATTAGTTAGGCATTCCCCCGCTGACCAGATAATTCCTTCCATTCTTTAGGCATGGGCGCATTTGCGGGTGGAATTACACTATTGCCGGGATCGTGAATAGGTGAGGCTTTGAGATTTTCTAATCGATTTATCTCTTTATCAAGCCCCTCACTACCACCCCTATGGATAGGTTCTCTTAGATTTTGATTTCCTACTTGACTTTTTTTACTCATTATCCTTTCTCTTTTTGATTTGCCTGACCCACAACATTACCAGTACCTTCTCCGTGTTGCGATATAAGTTTCTCAACAGGGGCGGCGGCACTGCCACCACTTTTACTTATCCCAGAAGAAGACGCTCTGCGAACAGAGGATGTCTCTATTTTTGCTCCGGGTAAACTTTTTGCAATACCATATGCCATTTTACTACCTCCTTACATAATGTAAAAATACTTGAGCCAATCGCTCACCTTCAAACTTCTCTCTCCAGTGTGGACTTTCTGTTCCCTTGTAAATAAGTCCATCACCAGCATCCAACTTTACCTTATGAACCTTATCCGTTTCCAGATAGATCGGCCATACATCATCACCGGGTTCACGCATCAAAGTTAAGGTCACACTAAACTCACAACTGTTCTTGTCAATGTGCCTTTTCAATTCATCCCACTTTTTATAAACCCTCAGATATGAATAAGTTGGAATAAGACTTTCTCCAATACGTCTTTCCATATCTGAAGACAGATAACACATTAAATTCTTCATGGCTAAATCATCATGCCATGCTGGAGTATTTGGAATCTGCTCGTCTACAAATCCATGAGTCTCATTTGTTGGTATAGAATCAGGGAGTGCTGCCTTGTTAAAGGCGTACATACCAAGAAATCCTAGAAGTTCTCCAGTTAATAACCCCCGTACTACTTTGAAATTAGTAGGCCCAAGAGACATAGGAATATCTAGACCCTTTTATAACGGGTTGAACTTTATGTGGATACATAAAATTAGAGGGAAATACAATTAAGTCTCCAGACTTAAACTCTATAACCTTCTCTCCCCACATTACAAACTCACCACCATCAAAGTCTTCATTCATCTGTCCAACAATAGAAAGCATAGGAATTCCTTTTACCTTTCCATCGAACAGAGAACTAATATGATCGCAATGCTCGGCCATTTGATGACCTTCGTTATACCGCAAGAACTTAATAACAGAATAACCATTCCAGCCGTCAAACCACTTATACTTAAAACTCCTAACGTAGTCCGTTAAAGTAGACTGAAGTTTTCTAACAATTACGTTATTTATCTTAGCCTGTTCTTCTCCCCATCCAAGGCCAGTATGACCTAAAAACTCTGGCTCTGCACTTCCTGAAGGAGAAGACTTAACTTCCCTTGTCCATCCAAAACCATGTTCAGGATCATTTGTTTCATATCCGGTAAAGTCATGTCTATCCCACTGACTTTCTCTTAAAGTTTCCAAAGAGGACTTACAAAAATCCTTGTCTAAAAACCCCGGTTTATAAAACAAATAATCTTCTATATTTTTATTCAACGGAATGGTAACCGTAACGTCCAGACCAGAGTTTTGCATAACTGCTCCCACCTTCAAAGCCGAAAGTTAGAAGCGAAGACTCCTCTGGAACAAAAACATCTATACCTCTCCCCCTTGCAAATCCAATCAAGTATTCAGCATTAGGTCTTTGGTATGCGAACTCATCATCACAATTTAGGTCAACTCCCCATATTCCAATCCGGTCTACTTTTTCTACAATAGCCAATCCAAGCATATACGCAATAGATGAATTAAAGTAATCTCCTACAACTGCACTAACATCTTCCATCGGATAAGCCGTAGCATTAGGAATATCAGAATAGGCTTCTTGCATATACAATGGAATGTCAAATTCCCTTAGACTGTCTTCAAACTCTGGAAAATGAACCCTGAGAAAACTTAATGGGTGCATCTGAAAAACTCTATCAAAATAAAAGCATTTTTCTACATCAGTGCTTAAACCCCACAACTCCCACGATGGGTCTTTATAAGGCGCTTTATCATGGGTTGAATCTGACAACCCCACTATGGCAATTTGTCTCATAATGGGCGGGGGCCGTTAAGCCCCCACACCAAACACCAATTATACGTCAGCCAAGAAACCGCTTGATTTTTGGTTCTTGGACATCAAGCCATACTCAGCAACAAGCATCTGTTTGATGCTATCACCAGTCTTGGCAAGAGTCTCCGTACGGAAAGGACGTAAGTAAGCAACAGCCCAGAAATCGAAGTCAATAAACCAACAATCTCTTGCACGTTGAAAACGATCTGGAATTATTTTAAAAGTTCCAAAATCGCTGACATAAACGTCAACTGCCGCTACAACACTTGCGGGGGCCGCTCTATCAGCAGCGGTTCGCAACTCAGAAACTGACTGAGTAAGCGCGGAAATAACTTGTTTATTACCTG